GAGCCGAACGCCGCGATCGTCATTATTCAACAACGGTGGAACGAAGACGATTTGTGCGGCTGGTTGCTCGATGAAGAATGGCGCGAAGCGCAGCTCTCGGAAGACGCTGAGCCGGAGCGCTGGCACATTGTCAATTTCGAAGCGCTCAAGTCGTCGCCGGACGAGATCGCGGCCGAAGAGCTGGTCAACGGTCGGCCGCTCTTTCCGCCGACGTGCACGATCGAGCCGGATTGGAGAAAGCCGGGGGAAGCGCTATGCGAAGAGCGCTATCCGCGCGAGCGATTGTTACGCACGCGTCGGCGCGTCGGCGCGTACTATTGGGGCGCGCTCTACCAGCAACGGCCGCGACCGCGCGAAGGCTTGCTCTTCCAAGTCGATAAACTGCGGATCGTCGAGCCGCACGATATCGAATGGGCGCGGCTCGTCATCGTGCGCTATTGGGACAAAGCCGCGACCGAGAGCGCGGACGCCGACTTTACGGTCGGCTCACTCGTCGGGTATGATCCCGTCGCCGACGTGTCGTATCTGCTCGACATTGAGCGCGGACAATGGGAACCGGCCGAGCGCGATCGGAAGATCGAGACCGCCACGCGACGCGACGTCGAGCGCTTCGGGCTTGAGCGTTATACGGTGTGGGGGGAGCAAGAGCCAGCGAGCGCCGGAAAGGATTCGTCGCGGCAGTTTCGCACGCTGGTAAAACTCGCCGTCGACGGCGTCCGCGTCTTTACGCAGCTCGCCAGCGGCTCAAAGACGACGCGCGCCGATCCGCTCGCGGCCGACGTGAATAACGATCAGGTGCGAATGCTGCGTGCGGCATGGAATGCCGTCTTGCGTCGCGAGTTCCTAGACTTCCCGAATGGGCAGCACGACGATATCGTCGACGCAACCGCCGGAGCGTTCAACAAAGCGGCACGCCGCCGCGCCGCGCCGACCGAAATCGCGCCGTCAGTATCACGCCGGACCGGATAAGCGTTTTCGTAATCGCCAGCACGACAGCAGCACGACCGCACGACCACACCAGACCGAGAGAGCCGACGATGCCGGTACAGTTTCAAACATGGGAGTATCAACGCGCGCTCGATGCCGTCGCGGTGGATGCGAAAGAGCTGGAGAAGTTGCGTATCCGTCGCAAGTTCTACGACGGCGATCACTGGCAAGACGGACTCGGTTGGATTGGGCCATGGCCGAACCCGGCCGAGGGTGCGTCGACACAAGAGGCGGCCGGTATCGCGCAACTCCAACAGGAAATCCGGCGCGGGTTCACGCCACGCAACGCCGTCAAGGAAGTCATTAGTCGTCACGTCGGCGGCGTGGTCGGCATCGAGCCGCGTTGGACGTTCACGTCAGACGGCGTACAAGTCCTGTCGATGCCGCGTCTCTCGTTGACGCCGCGCGCGCCGCGCCGACCCGCACCAACGGCACCAGCTCCGGCGACGCAGACCGCACCGCCGACGCCAACGCCGGACGAGATCGCGCGACGCGAAGCGACTGCCGCCGCTGACACCGCGCGACAGTCGCGCGTTGATCGCGTGAACGCACTCGTAACGGCATGGTGGGATAATCGCGGCATGGCGCAAGTCATGTTGAAGATCGCGCGCGTGCTGCTCTACGCCGAGACTGCAACGGTGCGGCTCTACATCCCGCCGCGCGCGCTCGAAGACGAGAAGCAAGCAGACGGCACCGCGACCGGGCGCAAGTTGCTCCGGATCACGTCGATCGAAGATGCGTTCTCGAAAATTCATGTGGATGTCTTCGACCCGGAATCGGGCCGCGTGGTCGTCGACGACGCCACGCTCGCCGAAGTCGGCATCAAACCGTACAAGCGCGGCGGCACGAAGTCAGACCCGACGACGGAGCGAACCGTGATCGAGTTGACGTATCTCGACGAGCAGAATCGAACGGTGCTCGAAACGATCGACGGCGGCACGCGCAACAGTATTACGGTCGATCTCGGCGGAAACCTGCTCATGTTCTCGGTGTCGCGCGAACAGTTTCTCACCGACGAAGCGCTTGCCGCGCAGCGCGCGTGCAACTTCGCAAACTCGATGATCCCGCGTAACGTCGCGACCGGCGGGTTCCTCGAAGAGATCGTTATCAACGCCAAGGTTCCCGGTCATTGGGAAGAGAAAGACGGACGCCGTCAGTACGTGCCCGATCCGATCGTGCGCGGTGCGGGGGCGCTCAACGTGTGGCAGGGGCACGAGCTGGAAGACTCGCAGGGAAACAAGACGATGACGTCACCGGCGGTACTCTGGCACGATCCCGTCGATCCCGCGCCGACGATCAAAGCGAAGCGCGAGCACTACGGCGACGTGCTCGAAGAGTGCCAGCAGGCACACGCCCTCATTACCGGAGACGCCACGGCGAGCGGCGTCAGTCGGCAGCAGGCGCGCGCCGACTTTCTATCGTCGCTCGGTCACACGAAATCCGCGATCGAGCGCGTCGGCCGCTGGTTGATCGTGACGGTTGCCCGGTTCGCCGACGCGCTGTCGACGGCAGAACTTCGCTCGACGATCACGGACGGGCTGCGGCCGGTGTTCGTGTGCTTCCTCGACGGCGGTCCGCTCGACGCGGCCGAACGCGAACAGAATCGGTCCGACGTCGAAGCCGGTCTCTTGTCGACGACGAGCGGCATTGAGCGTTTGGGGATCGCCGATCCCGACGCTGAGATCGAGCGGATCGAAGCCGACGCGGAAGCGATTACGAATCTCGATCTCGAATTGAAACGCGCGCAAGTCTATCAGGCGTGGATTACCGCCGGGATCGGCGAGACCGAAGCCGCGCACCGTGCCGGGCTCTCGCCAGAGGAAGCGGCGCGACTCACGACGTCGCCGCAAGACACGCCGCCGGTGCAGCAGTAATGCCGCGCGATCTCCGGATCGGGAAGCGGACGGCGCAACAGAACGCGCAAGCCGCGACCATTCGTCCCGACGACATTCTCTCGGCGCAGCAACGCGCGCGCGAGTGCACGATGCAGTATCAACGTTTTCTAAACGCGGTGCTCGACGAGAGCGATCCCGCTAACCCAACAGGGCCGGACACATGATGGACGAGACAGACCGGGACACATGGACGCCGCCGACCGTATTCACGATTTTGTTTGTCGGCTCATTGCAATACATCGTCGACGGCGAAGAGGCGCAGCGGATTCGAAAATGGGCGAAGTCGCTCGACGACGTGACGCCGACGAGTAACGTCGCGGAAATGTCGATTGATGTTGAAACCGTCTCCGGCGAACAAATGCACCTGACGAGCGGCGCGTATTACGGGCTCGTGTCGTCGACGGCCGAGACGCGGAAGCGGGATCGCATATTCTCGAAGATGCTCGCCGACGAGAAAGGGTTCGACGAATGACGGCACCGGTCGCGGTGCGGCGGCGGACACCGAGCGGGATTCGTTGGAACGATGATCTCGGCCGCTACATCGACACGAACGGACGCATCGTATCGACCGCAACGGTCCGTCGTGAACTCGATCGCTCGATCGACCGCATGAAACAGGATGCGCGCACGCTCGCCGACGAGCTGCGCGGCGGACGTGTGTCGCTGGCCGAATGGGAAAAGGAAATGCGGGTGCTCGTAAAAGACGTACAGTTGTTGTCGGTTGCGGGTGCGCGTGGGGGATGGGGACAGCTCGGCGCGAGCGAATACGGTCGGATCGGCGCGTTCACGCGGCAGCAGTACGATTACCTCTATCAATTCGCGCTCGACGTACAAAGCGGCAAGCAGCGGTTAGACGGCACGCTCTCGAATCGCGCGGTGATGTACGTCGAATCGGGACGCCGCTCGTTCGAGAAACAACAACAAGTCACCGACGCCGCCGCCGGGTACGATCAGGAACGCAATGTCTTACACCCGGCCGACCATTGCAGCGGGCCGACCGGCTGTCCGGCGCAGACGGCGCGCGGGTGGGTCCCGATCGGCGCGCTCGTTCCGATCGGCGAACGGCCGTGTCGCTCGCGCTGCAAATGCACGATCGACCGGCGTCGATCGCCAGCCGCACGCGTCCGCGCGCGACGTCGCCGGGCGAACGCGGGCTAATGTTTGACGCAAGTTTCAGCGCGAGAGTTCGCTAAAGTGCACGCGAACGTTTCGCGCGAAACGCTCCGCGCGATCGTGGAGTCGGTTTGCGCGCGCGTGATTGGCCGTTAAGTTGCACGGCGTCTGCTCGTGGCATACGTTCGATTTGTGCGTCGGCCGGAACATGGGAACGACCGGCGCGCGATTGAACTTTTCCCACAGTCGGCGCGCAAGGCGCGCAGGACTCGCGAGCAATGCCAGAGCAGACCGGGAACACGTCGCAAGGTGGAGGCGCGCAGGGCGCGACCACTACAACGCCAACCGTCACGCAAACGACGATCGGCGGATCAGGATTCGAAGCACGCCGGGAAGGGATTCAGGGAATCGCCGACCGGTTGTTGAGTCGGTACGGGACGTACGAACGCGCACTCGAAGTGCTGTCCGGAGAGAACTTCGATTATCGCGAAAGCGTGCGGCAGCGCGACGAGAAAATCGCGACGCTCACGACAAACCAAATCCCGGCCGATGCGGTAGTCCTGACGGGCGACGAGCGGAAGACGTGGGAGAAGTTCAAGACGCTGCAACTTCCGATCGACAAGGTCGAAGCGAAGTTGAAGCGCGCCGACGAACTCGAAACGACGGTCGGTAACGACCAGCGGTTGAAGCTCGTCGGGGAAGTGGCGGGAGCGGCAAAGTTCAACCGCGACGTCCTCGCGCCGTTACTCGAAACGAATCAGCTCGACGTCGAAGTGCGCTCGGTGACTGTCAGGGACAACGCCGGGAAGGAAACCGCCGAACCGACCGCCTACGTGCGGAAGCGCGGCGATCAAAACGCGACGTGGGAGAAGCTGAGCGAGTTCGCGGAACGAGACGGATCGCCGTTGAAGCCGTTTCTACCGGCACTCAAAGCCGGAGTCACCACGACCGGCAGCAACAACGGATCGTCGACGCAAGGCGCGACGACCGGCACGACGGGATCGGGTTCGTCGACGCAAGGCGTCACGCATACGTTCCCGACGCAATCCGGCAGCACGTCGCAGGGCGACGGCACCGGCAGCGCCGCCGACAGTTTCTTGAAGTCGCGGAACGAGCGCGCCGCCGCGCGGGGCAACCCGTTGAGGCCCGCGCAGACGACCGACAAGAAGTAACGGCGACGTCGTCACCATTGCGTATCTGCTCGCACGCCGAGCACACAATCACCGCATGACGCAACGGCGCGCGCCGTGGATCGACACGCGCGCGCGCCACACTAGGGAGCGACTACCACATGCCGAGAAGCACTTACGCGATCTCACGGCCGGGATTCGTTCTCGATCAAAACAGTATGGAGCGGATCGACGGTCGCCAGATTGATTGGGCGAACGTCTCCAACACGTACAAAGACGCCACGACGGGGAAGAAAGTGTTACCCGCCGGGACGGTGATCGGGGACTTACTCGGCGCGGGGAAAGTCAGTCCGCGCGTTGTCACGACGAACCCGGCGACGGGGATTCTCGTCTCGACCGCGACGGAAGGCGATCCGTCGATGCCGCTGTCTGGCGTCGGCATCTACAAAGGCGGCGTCGTGTATGAGACGCTGTTGCCGGATTCGACCGGCTCACCGAAGACCCTTCCGGCCGCGTTCAAGACCGAACTCGCCGCCGCCGGGTGCACGTTCAAGTACGAAGCGTATTCCGACAATCGCGCGAGCTAACTCGCACACCACGAACCGACGACAAAGGACTCTCTAATATGTTCGTCAATTTCGCGGCGGTGCTCGCGGCGCTTGGACAGGGGACCGCGTTTCGCATCGCCAATCAGGCCAGAGTACCGGGCGACTATCTCTTCGAGACGTTGCTACCGGAACGCAATCTCTGGACGTATCAGGCCGAGTCGGGCAATCTCACGATTCGTTCGACCATGGCGGGACTCGTCGGCACCGACTCGGCGTATCCGCCGGGCGGCGTGATCGACGCGTCGACGTTCGTCGAGCAGATCGCGAAGATCGCGAATGAAGTCATGCTCACCGAGGGCACGTTGCGTCAGATTCAGCAAATGATGATGCAACTACAGGTCGACAACCAGCCGACGACCGAGGCGATTCAGCGGGAAGTGCTGAACTTCCTCGACAAGATCGTCATTCAACCGCACCTCGACACGTTCGAATGGCTGCGCGGGCAGGCGCTCGTTCACGGCGCGATCAACTGGACGTTCAACAAGAAAGACCTTGTCGTGTCGTACGGCGTTCCGGCCGGGAACTTCCTCGCGACGCGCTCGGCTGCCGCGCACACGGCGTATTTCGATACGGCGTCGATGTTCTGGCAGGATATCCG